AGGTTCTGGTGGTGGTGCAGATGTAGTTCAAGATGATTTCAAGATAGCCAAAGCACTACAGGCATTTTCTGCCGGATACAAAAAACCGGAGCAACCAAAGCCTACATTTAAACAGACTCCAATGAAAGCAGAGCAACCATCTGCTGTAACTGAAGGTCCAAGTAATGTAAGAGCAGCAGCGCAAAATCAAGGTTACGCATCTACTTTGCTATCAACAGGTAAGAAAAGATCAGCACCTACTAGAGCTAGAAAGGCTTCTACAGAAAGAACGATGCTCACCAAAAAGGATGAAGATACGAAACCTAAAAAAAGTAAATTAGGATCAGGTTACTAAGATGGATAGAATCATAGAATTTTTAAAGACTGACCTTGGCACTCTTGAGGGTGATCGTGGTTTATGGGATCAAGACCTTCAAGATGTAGTCCGTTTTATTAGACCGGGGACTAGTGACTTTCTTAGAGAGTTGGTTCGTGGCGAAAGTCGTCATTATGAAATCTATGATGGAACAGCATTATGGGCATTAGAGCAATTCGCTGCTGGATTGCACACATATAATACATCACCAACAGATAGATGGTTTACATTATCTATTGATGATGAAGAACTTTTAAAAGAAGAATCAATTCGTGGATGGCTTGAAGGTGTTAGTGATATTGTATATCGTGAGTTTTCGAAACCTACTGTTGGATTCAATCAAGCAATGCATGAAGCGTATCTTGACTTGGGTGCGCTAGGAACTGCTATTGTTTACAGTGAGTATGACCAAAAACAGAATAATATAATCTTCAGAGCTTTACCGTTAGCTCAATGTTATATTAGAGAGAATTATTTGGGTCACGTAGATACGATTTATCGTAAATTTGAAATGACTGCTAGGCAGGTTATTCAACAGTTTCCAGAAGCGCAGAAGATGGAGAAAATGAAACTCCGCAGACCACATGATAAATTAAAAATTGTTCATGCGGTATTCCCATCTAAGGACAAATTTGGAAAAAAGCATAAGACAAATAAGAATTTTGTAAGCTACTGGTTTTGCACCGAGCTAGATGATGGAGTCACTCCTAATGGAGGTCTATTAGATCAAGGTGGATTTGATGATTTTCCATATCATGTGCCACGTTGGACAAAACTAGCAGGTGAAGTATATGGTCGTTCACCCGGACGCACAGCCCTTCATGATGTCCGTATGGTCAATAAAATGGCTATGACCATGATTCAAAAGGCAGAACAAGTAGTCAATCCCTCAGTTGAGATTGAGGACGACTCTGTTATCGGTGACGTAGCTACTGGTGCAGGGTCGATCATTTGGAAAGAACCGGGGTCAGCACCTATTACTCCGGTCAATAGTGGAGCTAGGTTAGATATTGGTATTGATATACTAGACCGATATAGAGATCAAATAATGAAAGCATTCCATGTTGATAAGCTTATGCGTCAACGAAAGAATGAAAGACAAACAGCATATGAGATTAGCGATGATCGAAATGAGATGCTGGCTATGATGAGTCCAATGTTGGCTCGTTTACAAGTCGAGTTATATGGTCCTATCCTAGATAGAACTTTCGAGTTAATGGCGAAAAATGGTCGTATTCCAGAACCTCCTGAAGAGTTACAGGGCTTAGACCTTGAAGTTAAATATACGTCACCAGCAGCTAAAGCTCAACAAGGGGCAAAAGCTCTAACTACCCAAAGATACATTGAATCACTAGGACTATTAGCTCAAATGAGTCCAGAAGTCTTAGATGCAATTGATGTAGATGTTATAGCCCAATCTCAAGCGGTATGGATGGATGTTCCAGTGGATGTTACTAGAACACCTGATGAAATTAATAAGATCCGACAAGACAAAGCAGAGATGGAGGCTAGACAACAGGGAGTAGATAATGCTCCACTAGAAGCAAGAGCCGTAAAGGATATGGCTCAGGCTAGACAGATTTCAGCCAACACACCAGTATGACGTTAGAAGAAAAGCTAGAAGAATATAACCAGTTAGAAGAAGAATCCAAAGCAATTAGATCACTCTTCAAGGGACGTAACAGTAAAGCTGCTATGCGTTTCTTGGAGAGGATTGGCTTCTGGAATAAATCAACCTACGTTCATGGTGATCCACATGGGACATCTATAAACGAAGGAAATAGACAAATAGTTTTGAAGATCAAAGAGATTGCTAAAATGTCCGAGATGGAGATTGAGCGTTTCTATGAGAACAAAAGAAATAATCTAAAAACCAGAATAGGTAAGGAAAATGGAAGAAGCACCAACACCAGTATCGGAATCAACACCTGAATCACCAGTGGCAGCAGAGCCATCTAAGACTATCTTAGAATCTGCACCACCAATAACAGACTTCAGAAGTGAAATTCAACAAGAATATATGTCATCCCAAACCGTTGCTAACGCAAAGTCAGTCAATGACTTAGCAAAGCAAGTTGTTAATCTTGAAAAGGTTATGGGTAAACCAAAGGTTGAATTACCACAAGAGAATTGGAATGAGCAGAATTGGAATGAGTTCTATAATAAAACAGGCAGACCAGAAACAATTGAAGGATACCAAGCACCATCAGTTGATGGATTCCAGTTTTCAGAAAATGACCAAAAGACGCTATTTGAATCATTCCATAAATCAGGGATTTCTCAGAAACAGGCATCAGATATTATGCAGACCTTGGCTCAAAGAGAGCTAAATATGGCAGATCAAATTAATCAGAAATTTGAAACCAATGAAGCTGCTGCTAAAGAAGAACTTGCAAAGCGGTGGGGTGATAACTTTGAGATGAATCAACGTCTAGCTGCCACAGCATTAAGAGAAACAGCAGATGCAGATGCATTTGATAGACTCAATGAAAAATTCGGAAATGATCCAGATTTCTTAGACATTATGAGCAAGATGGGTAATAAGATGATGGATGATACAGAATTTAAATCTAATCTGCAATCTAATACAATGACTAGCGATATTGTAGCTAGATCAGAGATTGACCAGTTGAAATTAGATGGAAATTTCCAAGGTGCTTTATTGGATGCTGGACATCCCGGACATAAGGCAGCATTAGAGAGATGGAGTAAATTGCATCAAGCAGCATATTAATAGAGAGGGGCTAAACGCCCCTTTTTTATTTGACATTCATTCTCAATCTCATTTTATTCTCAATTAGACTTGTCCTCACTATATATGTGAGCCAACTCAAGATTGTCCTGTCATTGGGGTAGCATTCTTCGGCAAACGGAGGATAGCAAGCTACAAACCAGTAAATATAATTTAATCAGGATATATAAAAATGAGTAATCAAGTTACAACTTCGTTCGCTCAACAGTATTCTGCGAATGTCGAGTTACAATTCCAGCAAATGGGATCACGTTTACGTAAATACGTAACCGAAGATCCAATGGGTGCTGAATATAAATACTTTGACCGCATTGGAACTGTTGCAGCTAAATTAAAAGGCGCACGTCATGGCGATGTATCATATAGCGATACACCACATTCTCGTAGACGTGTAACATTTGAAGATTTCTACCATGCCGATATGATCGACAAGGAAGATAAGCTTCGTATGTTAATTGACCCAACTAGTGAATATGTTCGCACAGCAGTATATGCTTTAGGTCGCAAAATGGATGAGATCATCCTTGATGCTGCTTTAGGAACTGCTTATAGCGGAAAAACTGGTTCATCAGCAATTACTTGGGCTACTGCCGGAACAAATCAAACTATTGCTGTTAACTATGTTGAGTCTGGAACTGCTGCTAACTCTCACTTAACTATTGCTAAACTTCGTGAAGCTCTACGGATTCTTGAATCTAATGAAGCTATCATGGAAGGTGAGCCACTAGTATGTATCTTAAATGCTAAAGCTAAAAATAGCTTATTGCAAACTACTGAGATGACTTCTAGTGACTATAACACTGTTAAAGCTCTAGTTGGTGGTCAGCTAAACACTTTCCTTGGCATGGAGTTCTGTCGCACAGAGCTAGTTCGTCAAGATGGTTCTAGCTATGATCGTGTTATTGTTATGCCTAAGTCTGCAATTAAGATGGCTGTAGCCTCTGACATTTCAGCCAAGGTTGAGCAAATTCCTCACAAATTCTACAACTATCAAGTTCTTGCCGAAATGTCTGCTGGTGCAGTCCGTATGTGGGAAGAAAAGATCGTTGAGATTAAATGTGATCCATCATAATAATTAGGAGGTAAAATAATATGGCTACTACAAAATCAGCTACTCTTACATTGATGGATGCAACTCCACGCTTACGCTTAGAGAGAAGTATTATCAATGCAAAATCACGTGTCTTTGCTGACACCGTATCAGTTGCAGCAGCAGACTTTGATGCAGATGGTGACATTGTTTATGTCGCTGAAGTTCCATCAAATGCTAAAATCATATCCATTAAGTTGTTTAATGATGATCTTGACTCAGGAACAGACACAGCACCAAACGTAGGTATCTACAACGGAGCTACTAAGTTTACTGATTCAAATGCTACATCTTATGCAGCAGATGGGTTGATTGGCGAAGATGCTTATGCTTCTGCGATTACAACTCTTCAAGCAGCTAACACTACTGGTGTAGAGGTTGCATTTGAAGCAAGAAATATCAACGCTATCGACAATTACGTATGGGAAGATGCTGGATTACCAGAAGATCCCGGAGTAAATCTACGAATTGCACTTACACAAACTGCTACAGTTGCAGGTGCGCAATTAGGAGATATTACCGCAGTTGTTGAATATGTTGAAGAATAATTTTCCTTTAACAGAGGATTCTAACTAAACTGGTGTTAAAGGGGCATAAGACTTGTATTTTATGCCCCTTTTTCTTACATTATAGATTATGGCAAGTGCAACAAGTATAGCGAATGGAGCGTTAATTAAGTTAGGACAAGACTTAATCAATGCTATTACCGACACAAATAGCAAGGCAGCACGTATTTGTAATGAGCGATTGCCTAATGCTAGACAAGTAGTATTAAACTCAGCACCTTTTAATGGTAGCGTAAAACGGGTAACGTTAGCCTCTACAGTTAATACTCCTGAGTTCTTTTACACAAATGAATTTCAATTACCTTCAGATTGCTTAACTCTTATTACAGTTGAGCCACAATACAAGGACACAGACTACGCACTAGAAGGTGATAAGATATTATACTCAGGAACAGAGCTTAATATCATATATGTTGCCGATATTGCTAATGATTACAATAAAGTTGATCCATTAGTGCAAGAAGCTATTAGCGCATATTTAGCAAAAGACATTGCATATATTATCACTAACGATAATCAGACAGCTAATAGAATGGAAGAGATATACGAAAGAACTCTCCGTAAAGCTATTTCAAGAAACAACAAGCAACTCAAAAGATTAACTTTTGAAGGGACAGATTGGCTAGATGCTAGATTAGTAGGTGGCTATCCTTCAACATATCCAAAAGTCAACTAATGAGAAACAAGACAATCAAGAACTCTTTCTCTTCTGGTGAAATTAGCCCACTTCTTAGAGGTAGGACTGACATACAACAATATGCAGAAGGGGTGGAAGAATTAAGTAATTTCTTGATTCGTCAACAAGGTGGCATTTCTAAAAGACCGGGAACTAGATATATAGGAGAGGTCTTAGATCAAACTAACGGATGCCGATTACATAGATTTGTATTTAATAATGAGACAGCATATGTATTAGAATTAACTAATACTAAAATACGCATTCTAAAAAACGAAGATTTTGTAAAAGAGGGTGATGTTACAATCACTGGTGCTACTCAAGCAAATCCAGTTGTGGTTACTGCAACATCTCATGGATATACAGATGGCGATATAGTTACAATCTCTAGTGTCGGTGGAATGACTGAAATTAACAATAGGGAGTTTATAGTAACAAACTCAAATCCTAATGATTTTGAATTATACGATATAGCAGGTAATGCTCTTGATGGAACAGGATATAGCACTTACACGACAGGTGGTGTTAGCAATAAGCATATTGTTTTTACAACACCTTATTCTACAACTGATATTGAAGGTCTTACTTTCGCACAAACTAATGATGTCCTTTATGTAGCCTCTGAGAGCTACGCACCAAGAAAGATTACTAGGACTAGCGATACCGCATGGAGTATCACAACAATGGATTATAAAGATGGTCCATACGGTGCAGAGAATACAGGAGATACCACACTTACACCTGCTGCCACTACTGGAACAGGAATAACTTTAACCGCTTCTGCCGATACATTTGTTTCTACAGATGTAGGTAGACACGTAAGATTACACCACACTGCTGCAAGTCCAATTGTAGGTTGGGCTAAAGTCGCTAGTTACGTGAGCGCAACAGAGGTAACTATAGATATAGAATCTGACTTTGGTAGCACATCTGCAACTAATGTATGGAGATTAGGAGCATGGTCAGAAACTACAGGTTACTCAGGCACAGTAACATTCCATGAAAATCGTTTATTTTTTGGTGGAACTTCTGTTGAGCCTTCGACATTTTGGGCATCCAAAACCGATGACTATAACAATTTTGAGCCTACTGGGACTGACCTTACTGTATTGGATAATAACGGACTTAGGTTTCAAATAGCATCCGAACAAAGTAATTCTATCCAATGGATGAGATCAGGTCCTATTTTATTCATAGGAACTAAAGGAGGTCAGTATGCAGTAAGATCATCAGGTGCAGCTATTATCCCTTCTGATGTGAACGTTTCTCGTCAAAATGGTTACGGTGCTTCAATCATAGAACCATATTTAATTTCCAATAGTTTAATATATGTAGATAGAACTACACGTAAAATAATGGAAATGGTGTATAATTATGACACCGATAACTATGAATCTCATGAGATTAGTGTAATTGCTAATCACATATTAAGGCAAGGTGTTAGAGCAATATATACATCTTATAGGCAATCACCTGATAATGTAATATGGTATGTGCTAGAGTCGGGGAGACTTGTAGGTATGACATATCTCAAGGAACAAAAACTTATAGCATTTCATAATCATGATGTGGGTGGAAGATACGAAAGCGAAACGGTGTCCAGTGGACTGCTCATTGAGGGAGAGACATACATCATTAAGTCTGCAAGCGGAGGGGCTGACTTCACTACTGTTGGTGCTAGTTCTAATACTATTGGTGTTGAATTTACTGCTACTAATATCACTCCTACTTGGGGAACTGGATCTTTGGCAAGAATTACAAATGCTGAAGCCAATGCAATCACAACAGTCCCAAGTGCCTTAGAGCAAACTGATATTACATATATAGCAGTCAGAAGGACAATTAACAGTAGCACTAAGCAGTATATAGAATATTTCACAGATGATGAGTGGGCTAACCATGACCAAGATAAAGATGATTTCTTTTTCCTAGATAGCGGAAGGTCGTATGATGGAACTGCTACTACTACAATTTCTGGTCTATGGCACTTAGAAGGTGAAACAGTATCTATTGTTGGTGATGGAGCAAAGTTGCCAGATGAAACAGTATCAGGTGGTCAAATTACCGTAGATGAGTCAGTAGAAAAAGCATCTGTAGGTTATAGTTATACAGCTTCATGTAAAACATTACCTTTGGATTTACAGGGAGATATTGGAAGTTCTCAAGGGTCTTTAAAGCGTGTATCAAAGGTAATTGTAAGAGTATGGAACTCATTAGGATGTCAGGTTGGAGAAAAGACTACAAATTTAGATGATATTGTATTTAGAGAGTCGGATGATAGGATGGACTTATCACCTCCATTATTTACAGGCGATAAGACAGTTCTAACCAATATGGACTACAATACAGAAGGTGGAATGTATATTCAGCAAGATAAACCTTTTCCTCTTAACCTTTTGTATGTAACATATGAAATAAGGAGTAATTTATAATGGCTGAAAAAAAAGGTTTTGAGTGGAGTGATTCTTTGCCTATTATTGGTGATGTAATGGACATTGCCGGGGGGATACTTGGCTTTTCGTCATCAAGAAAAGAAGCGAAGGCAAAAAAGCAAGCTTCCTATGAAGAGGCTAAAAGACTTAGATGGAATGCAGCCGAAGCACTTAGAGCAGGTCGTATTAATGACCTAGCATTTGCATATAATATTGATGCAAGTAAGTTAGCAGCAAATTACAATGAGCAACAACTTAGAAAAGAGGCAGCTTATACAGAATGGCTAGGTGCAGCAAATGAATCTGCATCACGTAAAGCCAAACGTAGATTTTATGGTTCTCAGGTAGTAGCAGCAGGGGCATCCGGGGTAGCAATATCCGGTAGCACTAGAGATGTTATGATAGATACTGAGAGGGAGATGGAAGCTGAGATACAAGCAAATGCTTATAACTCTCTACGTCAAGCAGATAAGTTAAGAGCGCAAGCAGATATTACAAAATTCCAAGGAGAGAATGAGGCATGGAATTTAGCATTCCAGAGAAAAGAAGCTAAAAGACAATCTAAGCTAGAATCAGAAGATTTAAGGTGGAGAGCAAAAGTCGCTGAAATGGGAGGTCAAGCAGGTGCTTCCGCATCTAAAACTCAAGGTTACGCTACACTGTTAAACTCAGCAACAAAAATAGCAGATAGACATATAGATATGGCATAATCATGGCAAAGATACCAACATACGAATCTAAGCAACTAAGCGGTGTAAGCGGTGTAACGCAAATGCCAGCAATGAAACGTGCCATGACTCAGGCTTTTAAGAAGTCTAGTAATATTAAGGCATCCGACTTCTATCAAGCAGCAGGTGATCAGGCTATGGCTAATGCCTTGGGGAATGTGGCTACTTTAGTAAATAAAATTGCTGTTCAAAAGCAGAGATCAGATTACGATGAGAGAATAGAAGATATGAGAAGGGAGTTTGGGTTAGCCAAACAAGAAGCTTCCACTAAAGGTAAAGAGGCATATAATTTCTTTCAAGAGTTTGCAAAAAGTTATGAAGGGTCAATAAAATCATACAGTGGAAGCAAGAAGTATAAAGAAAGCTTAAAGAGTAATTTTGGATCTTTAGTAACGGAGGGAACTCTAGCAACAAATGCTATAGTAAAACAAGAAATCAGAAAAGAAGCAGATTTTAGATTAAAAACCATAAGAGAGGGAAACAAGAGAGATATTGAGTCTGGTGTTAAAACTATTGATGATGCACTTGGAGATGAAATCGAGTTTTTGCACTCTAATCATACGGAAGGTGGAACTTACACAGAATTAGAGGTTATACAAGGAATAAAAAATGCAGAAGAAGATTACAATAAACATCTTACAGAAATAGCAGTTTATAATTCAGATAGCATAAGTCAGTATGAAAATGCAGAGACTATAATAGACAATAATCCATTCCTTAGTCCATCTGGAAAAAAAGAAGCAAAAAGCGAAGCATTAAGTATATTAAAAAAGAATCAAGACAAGTCTTTTGAAGATAAAAATTTAATAATACAATCTATGTTTGCTCAAATAAGAAGGGGTGATGGAATCCCTGATAATTTTTATAATGAAATAAAAGGATTAGCCACAACACAGCAAGATAAATTAATAATAGAAGCACAGTTGCTTGACGTTTCAAAAAAGTTTATAAGTGAACTTAGGACAGCAGATCCAAAAGATTACGAGAAAATATACAATAAAGCTATAAACAATCCTTCCCTATACGGAGCTAGTGTAGGGGCAATAGAGAAGTTGTGGAAAATACATAAAGACAGTTATAAGACCATAAGGAAAAATGAAATAAAAGCAACAGCAGCATCAGAAGCTAGTGAGTTTGCAAAACAAATAGCATTAAATCCTAAATTTGATTCAGGTTTATATATGTCTACCTTTTTAGAAAAAGTTCCAGATGACCAAAAGTCTATATATCGGGACAACTTTGAAAGGGTTATAAAAGATGCAAAGAAAGATCCCGCATCATTTATGTTTACTTATAGTGGATTAGGTTCTGAATTATCTCAAGCTAGGGCTAAAGGTGACATTAATCAAGAAGCCTACGTAATGGATAAAATATTAAAGAAGGTAGATATTAATAATGATATAGTTGATGACTATACTTCTGAGAGATTTTATACAGCCATGAAAAGCAATGACCCAAATGAGGTATATAAAGCAATACATGACTTTGAATATATTTATGGAGATAATACGGGTAGAGCAGTATTAGATTTACTACAAAGGATTCCAGAGGATAGATTGCCTAAAGGTATGGATGATATGCAAATATCAATGATACCTACATTAATTGACTTTAGTGCAAAAAAAGACTTTGAAGGATTTCAAACTATAATGAACGCAGTTAAGCATTATATTGATAATCCAGATGATAGAATATATGACCCAAATAAACTAAAAAAAGATTATATTGAAGGGAAGGTAATATCCGAATCTGAAGTTAAAAAGATGTATCACAGAAATGATCCGTTATCTGGTCAAAAAAGGAATACAGTTATAGCATTGGTAAATAAATTAGGAGAAGATAAAGCCCAAGAAGCAATTGATATGGTATATGGAGATGAGATTCTAGTAGGAATGAATCCAGTTCCAAAAAAATCATATAGAATGGATGGAACACCAATAGACAATAACGCAGAATCTATAGAAAAGAATGAGAAAAAAATAAACAATATTCTTGCAGAAAATCCAGAATATATATTAGGAGAAGAAAATTTATCTATTATTGCTAACGCAAAAAGCAAAGGGGAGGACGTAGAATTAAAAGTTAGATATGACTCTTCTCAAGCAGGGTTTGTTGTTGTTGCAAATGATATGCCTATGATAGAAAATGATAAGCCTATGAAATTTCCTTTAGGAATGATGAGTGAATTTGACTTTAATAACCCCGGAAGTCATTGGGCAGAATGGTTTTTTGGTGGAGAAGTGTTATCTTACGACACTTGGTGGAATACTATTTTAAATAAAAGAGAAGATTGGCAATAAATGATTATACCGCAAAAGCAACTATATGGAGGAATCCAATCATCAAGTGAACTTCCTTCTCTTGTAAAATACTATAAAGATAAAGGAATGGAGCAAGAAGCTCAAGGCTTACTTGGGGATCTTGCTGGAACTGTAGAGAGTGGTGAGTATTTTACTAGGTCTGTTTCTCAAGGATTTAGAGAAGGTATAGGAAATAAGGCAAAAAGATGGACAACTTTAAAATGGAAAGAGCTTTTTGGTGAAGAGGGTAGAAGAATGTCCACAGAGGAAGCTAATGAGCTATATGGAATCAAGGATGGAAATAAATGGCTATTAAAATTTGACGAGGATATAAACGAGGATGCAGCTAGGTTCATGTTTGAAAATAAGATGAACGAGCTTAAATATGATACTATAACTGAAAGAATGCTGCAATCAACCAAGTGGAATTATGCCCCTATGATACTTGGTAACTTATTAGGAAATGTGGCTGACCCCGGAGAACTGACGTTGGGGATGCTTACTGGCGGTCTTAGTGCTACAAAATACGCTTCATTTGTTGGAAGAAATATATCCAATCCAATAGGAAGAACAGCATATAGAAGTGGTATATTTGCAGCAGCAGAGTCATCTATGACAGAACCATTACACCACTTACTAAGTGACTCACTTAAAGAGGAATACACATGGAAAGACTCTGCAATGAATACTGTTTTTGCTATGGGTCTTGGAACATCCATAGGGTCTGCAAGGGCATTCTTAGGTGATATTGATGAATTATCAAATCTGCCAAAAGAGGTCTTAGTTAAGATGATAGAAGAAAAAGGCAGAGAGATAATTGAAGGGCAAAGGATTTCATCGTTTGGACCTAATCTATTATCAGGAGATAAGGATGCTGTAGCACTACAAAATACTAATTTTATAGAAGGAAAAATAGAAGAAGCTTTAGAATTAAAAAAACAAGAGTTGGGTAGAGATTTAACTCTACAAGAAGAGAATAGCGCAAAGGTTGAAGCAGAACACTTAGCCACATCTGAATTAGCAAGAGTGTCAAAAGAAGCAGCAGACGCTAAAATACAAAATGACTCTAAGCCTATAGATAATTCAGAACCTAAATAGATAGAGTTGAATCACTCAACAAAAGAAGAATCTAAAGCTTCTGATGAAGCTGTTATTGGCTTAATTTCACCAGAATTAAAACAATCTGGTGTATCTATTGAGGTTGATGGCAAAAGGTATAGTAAACAAAAAGGAGAAGAAAAAATAGAGGGAGATCCAGAAGAAATTCCATTTGTTAATACCCTCGCTGCCGAAAGGGTAGCTAGGGATATATTTCCCGGAGTTAAGGTTAAAACAACAACTGAGCCGGGTGTTCGTGGATATTATGACATAAAAACTGGCGAAGTTTATCTTAATCCAGAATTGATTAATACACCAGAAGCAGCAGCAGAGGTCTTAATTGAAGAAATCATAACCCATAAAGGAATTGACGCTGTATATCGAAATAAAAATAAAACAAAAAAACTTTTTAAAAAAGTATATGCAGATCATAAGGAAGAAATTCTAATATTTAGAGAAGAAAATAAAGGGTTATATGGAAAACAGTTCGATGATCTTGATATTGTTGTAGAAGAATGGATGGCATCCAAAGCTATTGAGCGTGGAGCTATTTCACCAACAATAGCTAAGACAGTAAGCGCAGATATTAAAAGAGCGTTTGGTGCAAGCACAAAGGGAGATATGACCCTTGTTGAAGAAGCTGTATATAGAGGGCTTCTTAAAATGAGAGAGAGAAGGTTAGAGTCTGTCTTATCAAAAGCTGGTTCTGCTGAAAAGTTTACAGATGAAGAATTTGCAAAAATAAAAAAGCTAGAGAAAAAGAAAGCTTGGATTGAAGGAGAGAAAAAAAGAGCAGAATTAAAAGCCAAGAAAGTAAAAGAGCTAGATAAGCAAAGAGAGGCAATAGAGGAATCCGAGAGACTTGAAAAAGAATGGTTAGAGGTAGAAGCAAAACTTAAAGACAAAGATGATATTAGGGTTAAGCGTGGAAGAGAAAGAAAACTAGAGGGTATTAGGTTTTCAAAAGTAGATCCTAAACAAGCTGAGAAAGAGAGATATACAGCAAGACAAAGACGAGATAAGGCTATTGAAAAAAAGATTGATAGTTTACTTACAAAATACCAAGAGGACTCTGCAAATTTACATAAACCAGAAGAAACAGTTCAAGTTAAGATAACTATTGGTGGTAAAGAAAAAACATATAAGGTCGATGTAAATAAGAAATTAAATGCTATTAAGGATATAGCGGTAGTTAATAGGCACATGAATGCTTTAACTGAACTGCCAGCAGATAAGAGGTTTGATTATTTATTAAATATAACAGACTACCAAATCGGTCAGGTTGGAAAAACTATAGCATATAAGGCTAAATTAGAATTAGACTTAGAGCTTAGAAACATGAAGGATTTCTTTAAAAGCAATTCAAATGTAAGAGAATTATATAAGGCATCCAGAGGTAATAGTAAAAATGAAGATGCCATAAAAGTATTTAATACTATACAGAACGTATTTAAGAAGCTAATGAGAGAGCATAATCTCGAAGGTGGTCGAATGGCTTTTCTTAAAGAACACGTAATACCTAGAGTTTATTCTAGGGATAAAATCCTTAAAGAGTTCGGGGATCATTCAATAAATATAAAAGGAAAAAAGACAGGTCTAAAGGAGTCTGACAAAGACATGGTTAGATATAAGCAAAGGTTTATTAATTGGTATGCCGGGAAACTTGACCTAAAGAAAATGTACACAGACAAGGGAGAGGAAATCCCTTCTCCGGAAGATATTGAAAGATCACTTGGTGGAATGTTTGAAGCTATAGTAGAAGATGGAAAGTATCAGGTAGACCCTGTTGCAAACTCTGCAAACTTGGCAAACAAATCAGCAATAAGTAGAAAAATACACTTCCTTAATGCAGAAGATGATTATTTACATGATAAGTTGTTTGGATCAGAAGATACCCTTGCTGCTATATTTAATCAAATAGAGCAAATATCAACCAGAACTGCAATGATGCGATTGCTAGGGACAAACCCTAATCGAATGATTGATGAGCTTACAGATATGTCAAAAGACCTATTGGATGATACTGGATATGTTAAGAGTAAAAGTAAGTTTAATAAAATAGCAAGCAATATGAAAGCTGGTCTTTCTGTTATTGATAGGTCTGCACAGGTATCAAAATTCGCCACAGCTAACAGAATAATATCTAACCTAAAGATAATATCCAACTTGGCAAAAATGGGAGGTTTGATCTTTACATCATCATCTGACCCTGCTCTGAAGAGGTTAGGTCTATCAAGACTAGAGGTAGACAGTAAGGGAGTATGGAAAACAATGCTCAACATAAATCCGTTAGAAATAAGGAATAAAGCAGATAAAAGAGTTTTGGAAAACAATATAGCAATGCTTGAAGCTGCGGGAGATGCTATGGTATATAGCAGAATAGATGTTGATAATATAGGAGCAAGTAGCGTTCTTAGTAGATTACAACACCAATTCTTTAATTTAAATGGAATGAATATGTGGAATAAGTGGCACAGAGAGTCATTTATTTTAGGCGCAGTCAAAAGGATGGGTGTAAACTCTCAATATTCAATGAAGGATTTGAGGGAAATGGGTGGGTCTAGTATGCTCCTTGATGCATTTGAAACATCTGGAATATCAGACTCAGATTGGGATTTAATAAGGTCTGTCGCAAAGCATATTGACAGAGATAACCCTGATATGATGACACCAGCTAACGGAAGGGGTAGTGATGTATATTTAACTTATGATATGGTTAGAAATATAGACCCTGAGATAGTAGCGAACTACTTAGGAAAAGATGTCAAATCACTAGAAGTAGAAAGATATATAAATGAATTGGCTGGAAAATATGGATCATTTTTAAATGAACAGATGGATTCATCTATATTAACTCCGGGTGTTAAAGAAAAGAGAATAATAAACTTTAATGAGGCAGAAGGAACTGCAATATCTTTAATAACAAAACTGTTTGCACAGTATAAGACCTTCCCAATAACAGCTTGGACTAAGATGAGTTCAAAGTATAAGGGTAAGGGATTACAGCAATACCTTGCATTAGTAAGTGCAGCAGGGATAGCAACAGCTATACAAATGGTAGCAATGAATGCTAGAGAGATATTAACAGGAAGAACCGCTAGACCTTGGGATACTAAACTTCTTAGTGAGGCATTTTTAAGATCAGGTGTTGGAGGATTGGGAGTAGATGTTTTATTTGGAATAGCAAATCCAGAAGGAAACAAAACTGATGTTATGAGTTTTCTTGGAGGACCAGCATTGAATATGATTTCCGATGGTGTTGATATGTCTTTATCTCAACCGTATCAGTCTACATTTGGAGAAGATACTGCATCTGATTCATTAATGAGAGTCGCTAAATTTGCAAAAAGTTGGATGCCATTTAATAATCATCCTCTAGTAAAAGCAATGGTAGTAGACCCTATATTTAACATGACAGCAGACCATTTGAATCCAGAAACTCTCAGAAGAACAGAAAGTTGGTATAGGAAGCGTGGACAAAAATATATATTTAATAGTCCTACAGGAAATGAAATTCCAATACTATCAGATGAGCTAATTTCTGGATTTGACTACTAACTAACATTTAACTACTTATAAGATTATGGCAGTCACAACCACAATATCAAAGATAACTTACACAGGGAATGGGACAACTACCTCATTCTCTATTCCATTTAAATTCGTTGATGACAGCCATATAGTTGTCAAAAACCTCACTACCACCACAGAGACAACGTGGGTAGATGGAACTGATTATACTTTATCAGGAGCAGGGAATGATGCAGGTGGAACTCTAACGGCAACAGCAGCACCAGCAGCAACAGAGACATTGTTAATTTACAGAACAGTCCCGTTGTTGCAGGAGTTGGATTTAGTTCTAACAGGAAGTTTTAATAGTCAAAACGTAGAGGATAGATTTGATTTACTCTATATGTTAGTTCAACAGCTAGGTGAAGGTATAGCACCGGGATCTGGCAACGTAAGCAAGCAGTTAAAGTTTCCTGACCAAGATGATACAAGCTTAGATGCAACATTACCGATTGCAGCAGATAGAGCGAACAAGGTATTAACCTTTGATGCTAATGGAGAACCTACTGCTACTGACATTGCTTTATCAGCACTTGGAAATCTGACAGGACCTTCAACGCAGACAGAGGGCAATCTTGCAATTTACTCTGCAACACAAGGGACATTAGAGCAAGACAGTAATATTGACCGTAGTTTATTTGACCAACAGACATTAGCATATGCAGCAAATATCACTTGGGATGCAGATAGCGGTCATATTGCAACTACAACTTTAGCGGGTAATCCTCAAATTGATATGAGTAATATCAAGGCGGGTAAGTATAGCCTTATTGTGATACAAGATGTCACTGGTGGTAGAACAGTTACTTGGGGAACAGCGTTTGCTAATGCTGATAATATTAGTTTAGACACAGACACCGGAGCAATATCAGTAGTAGAGTTTGTATCTGATGGGACAAAGATGTATCCGACAACTAGCTCTAGTGCAGCAAAGGCGATTAGTGGACTAGTAGGAACTTACCAAGATTTTGCATATGACATTAGCTCAGTTGAAGATGATATTGGATACCTACGCTGTAACGGACAGGCAGTTAGTAGAACTAAATATGCAGATTTATTTGGTGTATTGGGAACTACATACGGTGTAGGAGATGGTTCTACTACATTTGATCTTCCAGACTTAGAGACAGATGGTAGATTCCGTAGAGCATCAGGAACAGTTGGAACAATTCAAACCGACACTACTGCGGTAAATGGGTTATCAGATAGCGGTCATAGCCATGAAGCTAAGTCAGATTTACTTGGTGTCCCTGCATTAGACCACACTCACGATACAACAATAGGTGGCGGGTCATCTGCTGGAACATATACAAGTGGAACTGTAACAGGAGGAACAGAATTGCCAGATGGTAACCTTAATCAAGGAACAGACTCACTTGGTAATACTCAAAATGCTTCAGCAAGCTTAACAGGTGACGCAGAAACAAGACCTAACAACATCTCAGTAATGGTTGGCATCAAGTTCTAATGAGCAGCTACGGAAACAGGCTACACCTAAAGAATATCTCTACAGGCGCAGAGACTACCGACATCATGTGGGTAGTCCGAAAAGGCAGTGTAGTTCCGGTTCAATTGGGATTCGAGCTATCAGGTGGAGATTTCACCCTTTCAGATGGTGATTTCTCTCTTTCAGGTTTTGGATTAGGTGTAGATGTTTCTGAAGATATTACTCAGGTATCTCATGGATTTAGCGTAGGGGATGCTGTCTATTACGATGGAACTGATTATCAACTAGCAGATGCAAGCAATATTATATCTGTAGGAACTGGAATAGTTAGTAAAATAAAGACAGCAGATAACTTCTATGTTACCTTTATGGGATTAGTTCCAGACTTATCTGGTTTATCTCAAGGTGAATGGTATTATGTATCTGAGTCTACACCGGGCTTACTTACTACAACTCCGGGGAATACTATAATTAATCCAATTGGTAGAGCATTTAGTTCAACTGAGTTATTTGTATTTCCAATGAGAGCAGATCAAGTAGTTCCCGGATTGGACGGTTTGACAACTCGTAGTGATTATGATTCTGTTAATACTCAATACTTCTACACAGGTAGGGCAGCAACAGGGACAGCAACAAGTGCAGCAAGTTGGAAAATTAGCAGATATGATTTTAGCACAGGGGCAACTACATACGCAGATGGAGATCAGAGTTATGACAATATCTACG